CATCCATACAGATCATATAACTACACTCCATATCTTTCTTGTCCTCCTCATCTACAAAGATAACTTCAATTCCAAGTCCAAAACCAGTAATAAGTCCAACAGTTAATGACATATGTTTCCTTTAGTTATTTAACGGGACAAACGCCCGAAATGCAATCTCCACCATCTTCAAACTCTAATTGCCCTACAATTGAATTAATGATACGTGTCTTAGCAACCATAATATCATATTCTTCTTTAGTAATTTCCTGATAGGGTGCTTGGGCGAAACCGTGCTCCGAATGAAGAAGGAATGATAGAGATTTATGATTATCCTTATAGTTCTTAGCAAGGTACTTCTTAATCTCTGGTAGTTCCTCTTTACGATAATACACTGTACATGATACAGAGTTATCACTCCATTCCTTCTGTAGCTTCTTAACCTCCTTGAGCTGGTCAATTGCTGTCATATCTGCTGCTAGTTTAGTTCCCTCTGGATAGCTGAATGGGAAAGATACTACAACAGTGCTATGGTCTTCTGAACCATCAAAGTTACGCTGGAACTCTACATCATACCCATGCTCACGGCATACATTAACAAGAGAATGATCAGCACTAATGCGGATACGTCGAATCATGTACTGAGCATAACCAGGGTGGATGCCTGGAGTCACGCCTGGAAGCAATGACAGTGTACCTGATGGCTTACAAGTAGTAAGTTTAATGCTTACTGGAAAGCCCTTCTGGAAGGAATACATAGAGTCAAAGCGACGAAGATCAATGTATGCTTTCTCTAACCAGCCACGCTGTTCCTTAGTAGCTTGTAAAACACCTGTCACACCAATACCCATACGCATGTTCTTGTGTACAATTGTCTCTGTATCCTTCTGGTGACACTCTAATGCTAGGCTATGCTTATTGACACGATATAGTAGCTTACAAATATCAACAAACTCATTATAACTATCCACATTAGGCAAGAATACTTCTGCCAAACAACAAGTCTCGAAGGAAGCCAGAGACTGCTCTGCACAGGGATTGTAACCCATAACATCAGGATCAGGATAAGCTGTATCCCCCAGACGCCCAACAAGGCGAGAAAGCTCAAGATTAATGAGTCCAAATGGTTCTCCTTTTCCTTCGTAGCCTTCCCAGAAGTAATCATGTAATTCTGAGATATCCGAGCAGACTACTGAATTATTACTCATTGCACGCCATGATGGAATAGTTCCCATATCCCACCGCTTAGACAACAGATACTCTACGTCATCAGGATCACCAATGGCAATCTGAGCACTTCTACGTACATTACCAGCCACTACAACAGCACCGATAATATTCATTACATCCAAACAATCAATAGGGCGCATCTTCTTACCTGCACGCTTCTCGATTACCTCACTGATCTTCTGGATACCCCAGCACAGGTCTTCAGGGCCACTAGCAGTGCCTCCAAAGCCCTTAATAGGTGCTCCCTTGCCGCGGATAAGCTGTGTACTGTAGGTAAAGGTCTGTTGCCCTGTTTCATGCGCTAGGAAGGCTGCTTTAAGAGTCTTACCCAGCAATGCTACCCATCCTTCACGGCTATCTGGAACAATAAAGTTAGCATCAGCTTTGTCTAGCCGCTGAGGTGCTTTAAAGTTCTTACGTACCTTTGGTAACTTATCTACATGCTCCTTCTGGATGTTATAACCTACACCAGAGCCAAGCATCAGCATATCCATTGCCCAAGTGAACGGTAACACTGGCTTATCAATGACAGTGAATGCACAGTTCTGTAGTGAAGCCAAGCCGAGCTTACCTACAGTGTCTGTACCTAGCTGCCAGAGGAAACGACCTGCTACAGAGCCTTTTAAGCCCAGCAGATAGGCTGTTAAACGTTCCTTCTCTTCTTCATCAAAGCCACACTTCAACTGAGTCTCTGTTGCATCTACAACACGCTTAATCGTATCTGCAAACTCTTCTGTATCACTGTTAATATCTTGTTCATTCAATCGACGTGAATATGTACGCTTGTATGTCAAATAACCTACGGAACTCCACGGTGTTGCAATAGTCATATATTCAATCCTCTAATTCTTTAATTAATTGATCCATCTTCTCTTCAATGCGGTCAGCAAAAGCCTGAATGATATCTTCAGAGGTAAGCCCAAGTGCTTCTATGAGCCATACCTCATCTTCACGCTTTAGCTTCTCAAATAAGTCTGTAAGAAGCCATGCCATAGTTACCTCTTTTCTTTTTCTAACTCTATCAGTTTCTTGATATAGTGTTCTGCCTTCTGTAAGTCTTCCAGTCCATTCTTATACTTGTACCGGAGGATATACTTTACAATATTACCAGCAAAGAAATCTAACTCATACTGCTCAATAATATCCCAAGGTTGAATACCCTGTTTTTGGTAGTGATCGCCCCCAATCTGGGTATTATTAGACTTCTTCTCCTCTTGCCAATCCTTTACTACTGTATCTAAATCTACTTCATCTTCATAACTACGTTCATAAGGATCAAGACCATTAGATGTTAGATGCTGGTATCCTGTTTTAATTATCATATTTCTTCCTTAAGTAGTCCAAAGAAATAAACATTTCATCGAAGTGTCCATCTTTAACTTCATTCAATACTAACACACCTCGCCAATGTTTATTACTAATTACATCCATATAAGACTCATCATGGAGATAACAACTGCCAGCGATAATACAAGTAAGCATAGAGCCATCTGCTTTTCTGCCATAGGCCACTTGTCTACCTTGTTGATGCCCTGCGATACAGCTTTGGTGCAGCTTAGATACCATTTGTTGAGCAGTACCACAAGGCCGTCCCATTGCTCCTGTAGGAAAATAGTGCGAATAGACCACACCATCCACAGTGATTGGCTGCAAGAAAGGATAGACTTTCCAATCTTCATCATATTTTAAATCCTTTACACTTATTAAACCCTCTAATTGAGGATTATTGTTAATGGCCCTATCGATTCTATTCTCATGGTTTCCCAGTGTAAGAATCTTCAAAGGAAGATATGGTCTTTGTTTCTGATGCTTCTGTTTCACTTGAAGCTCTTTCAAAGGCTTTAGAAGCACCTTCATGGCCTCCTTAGCAGCTTCTACATCCTTGGTATACCGCAACCCTTCAAATGCCTTAGAACCCTTGTGGTCATGTGTAGATAAGGAAGGCATATCTGCATGGTCACCTAAGTGGATAATGGTATTCGGTCTAAGATCACAGATATACTTACCAATCCAGCCTAAGAACCCAAAGTCATCACCCTCTCGTATCTGTGTATCCGGTATAATCAGGTGTCTTTGCTGTTGACTCATACAATCTCCATTATACTAGGTACTTCAATCAACAGCAGCTTCTTAACTTCATTAGCCACTAAACGGTGTTCTAACTGTGTTTCAACGCCACACCGTACATCTACATAATGAAGCCAAGAGCGAATAGTACCGGACATATACAGCTTTGACATTGTGAAGCCCTCTGGTAAGAACTTCCTTGCTACTTCCTTTGCTACACCATTCTTTAATGCTTCTTGATAAATCTCATTCAAAGTGTTGATTGTACCCTTTTGAAGTTCAGTCCACTTATCCTTTAAGTCTTTATCATTTGAAATAAGGCTGTTCTGACGATTAGTAGCATCTTGCATTCGTAGTTCTGATAATTCAAAGTCCTGTGCTTCAGCATACCGTTGACTAAACTCTTGGAAACTAAAACTTCTGTGTCGCAGAATCTGTCGAGCTATGTCCCTAGTACATTCAATCTCTATACACATAGAAGCCATCTCAAATGGACTCCAGTGCTTATGCTTTACTAGATACTTCAGAAGCCTGGGTGCTGTTTCTGAGTTATTCTGATTATTAGGATTACTTACCCTCGCACAGTTAGCAATCACTGTTTCTGCTTGAGGAGTAACCCATACCTTAGCTACTTTCATTGTTTCTCTCCTTATTCCCTGATCGGGAAATAAATCTACTTTAAATCATATATTGATATGTAGTGTACTGAACGGGAAATTACTTCTCCTTGCTATACATTGCTTTCATTATCCTCAAGTCTCCCTTTGCTAGTGGCTTTGTCTTTAAACAAGCCCAAGGAAACTCATGCTTATCACACCAATCTGCATACGTTGTTTCTGACTTCTTGTGTATCTTAGTAGTAGAATTCATAAAGTAGAGAATAAACACAACTCCCTCATTCTGTTCTCTTGCTAATAACATCTTAGAACGATCACTAGGTTTAAAGTATCCTTTACACTCGATAAACACATCAGAGGCTATTTCAAAGTCTGGTGTATACTTATGTTTAGACACAAAAGGAAATGCTGTTGTTTCATACTTATCTGCTAATCCCAATACTGCTGCTATCTTTTCTTCAAAACCCGACTTAGGCTTAAATACTTTTACTCTTTTGCGGGTGGTTGCCATACTTCTCCTTGATAGCGTAAGAGGTGCAAGAGTCTAGCATTTTCGAGAACCCTAGTAGTATCGCCTTTATATTGCTCAACACATTCATTATACATCTCCAATGCTGTATGCTTATCGGCTAATATCTTGTCTGCTTTCACAGGTCCGATACCTCTAAGTCCTATTATATTGTCTACTCTGTCACCTGTAAGTATCTGTTTATAGAATCTCTTTAAACCTTCTGCTTCAGTGATATAGTATTTCTCACGTCTTACAAAGTTATAGTGCCATCCTTGAATCTGATCTAAGTCTTTATCAAGAGATACAATCCAACACTTATCTTTTAACTCTGTAGCTCGAATACAGATAGCATCATCTGCTTCATAACCCAGTGTCAGTTCCGCACCCATTGCCTGTAGATGAAGACGTATAGCATCATAATGCTTAGGCTTAGGTGCTTTACGATTACCTTTGTAAGGTGCTGTAACAGCCACATCAAACCTAAAATTATCTGGACCAGTAATCCATGCCTCATAGTCTTCACAATCAAGGTCAAAGTACACTGTATCAGTTACAAACTCTGTTACCCTTGCCAGTGCTATTTTCTCTTCTTCATCTTCTGAAGCAAAGCCAACACGATAGACAAGGATATCAGCATCCAAAAGAGCCAGCTTCGGCTCCTCTGGAAGCAGTGGATAAGTTACTGTATTAAAGGATGTCATCATCAAATTCTGGTTCAGCATCAGCAGCAGTGCCATCTTTGTTATACTCGATTAGCTCAGTGACTACTAACTTCTTCAAAGATGCTGAAGTACCACGCTTACCAGTAGGTGATTTCCAAGAGAAGGAACTCAATACTGCTGTGGCCTTTGTGCCATTAGCAATCATCACTGAAGCAGGGATTTCCTTACCTTGCTCATCATAGGCTTGTAATGGAAACTTAGCTGATTTACATACAAGGAAGAACCCTTGATCTGGTTTATCTTCGCGTGTACGTACTGTCAAGCCAATCGTTTCTAAAGCCTTCACAGCAGCCTCAGAGAGGTTTGCTAGGGTTAGTTCATACTTACCACTCATTGAAGATGGCGTGTGCATTGACTGCGCCCAGAATAGTTCTGCTTTAACTTTGACTGGCTTAATTGTATCTGTATTCATTTTGTTTATTCCTTAGTTAGTTAAGTAAATC